TCTGCATCGCACAATTTGTTGATCCGCTGGGCAACGTAAGCCCAGATGTCGAAGTACTCGAGGGAACCCTGACGCATGACAGCCAGCGCTGGCCACGTACAACAGCTGAGCTAGTTGTGGCATCTGCGCTGCGCCCTGCGGACACGCGGCCGCCAGTGTCTGCCTATGGCGGCCAGGTGCGGATCACTGTCGGGGCGCAGATCGGACCGCGCCGCTATTCCTACCGCGCCGCGACGCTCGACGTCTTCGAGACAGCCATCGAACGTCCCAGCGGCCGCGTCGAAGTCTCCGCCGTATCTCGTGAGGCTCGAGTAAATGAGGACAGGTACATCACGCGTGACACGCTGGGCGCTGGCACTGTGTCGAGTCTGGTAACTGCGATTGTGCGCCGCACCATCGCGGGCGTGCCAGTGCGCAACCAGCTCACGCAAGACATAGCGATCCCAGCTGGCCAGATCCCGCTCGAGGGTGACGTCTGGCCAACAGTCGAGGCAGTGATGAACGCAGGCGATGCAGAGGCTGTGTTTAACGCCGCTGGCGAGCTGGTGCTACGCGTGACACCAGTCCGGGCGTCGACGCCTGCGCTGGTTCTCTCGACTGCTGAAAATGGCGTCAAGGGCGGCACCATGACTAATTACCGCTCTGTGCGCGGATGGGGTCCGAACAAGACAGCCCAGATATATCTCGAGAATGACGATGAGGTCGCAGCGCAGCGCCGCGTAGGTATCTGGGAGGACACTGGCGCCACAGCTGGCACTGGCACCAGCTACGGGCGGCACACAGAGGTAACGCGGACTGTCGTCGACGCTGGCAAGCTGCCACTACAAGCAACAGCGGATCGGGCTGCGCTGGCGCTCGCCAGACGCCATCGCGGCGCGTTCCGTTCTGTGACTGTGCGCGCCATCCCTGCGCCCTGGTTAACGCCAGGTGACACTGTGCAAGTGTCGATGCTGGGCGGGGCGTCTGAGCGTCTGCTGGTGCGGTCTGTGTCGTGGCCGCTCAACCAGCTCGACGTTATGCAAATTGACTGTGTAGATCCTGACTACGTTGCAAGCTGAGCAGAGAGGGAACCGATGCCGACAACCGCTAACGGCTGGCCATACCCAGCGACGACCGCGCCGCCTAACGTCCCAGCGGACATACAAGCGCTGGCGGCCGCAGTCGAGGATCGCCTACCGCCCCGCCTGCAGTGTGGCCGCTCGACTGTTTCTGTGAGCGCAGCGATCTCTGGCACTGCTGTCAATCAGATCTTCCCTGTCCCGTTCACTGTGATCCCGCGTGTCGTGGCGACAGTCTCAGGCGCTAGTTCTGCTATGTGGGCGGTGGCTACTGACGCTGTGAGTACCACGCAGATGGCCGTCAGGGTGCGCCATATTGATGGCACCAGCACGACAGCTAGCGTGCTGGTCGACTGGATCGCGATGGACCCATCGTGAGAGGCGCGGCCGCTCTGGTTGGCGTGTCCCTGTTCGGAGCGTTCTGCGCTGTGGCGGCTGTGGTGGCGTTAGTGGCATGGTTAGCGCCATGAGCCCTTATCCGCTCGAGACTGCGATCAGTCGAGCTCTGGCCGCGACCAGCTGCGATCCTGGTATGTGTCTACAAGTGACGCGCGGCTGGTATGGCGTCGACAGCAAATACCCAGATGCCGCGACCGCGTGGCGTAACGCTCAGCATCGCGCCCCGGAGGATCGGAGCCCTCCGCGTGGCGCCATCGTCTGGTGGACAGGCGGTAGCTCTGGGCATGGCCACGTTGGCCTAGCTCTGGGCGATGGGACGTTCCGCAGCACCGATCTACCTACCAGCGGCCGCGTTGGCACTGTGTCGCTGTCTGCGCCGAGCTCGAGCTGGGGCCAGGATTACGCGGGCTGGTCTGCAGACATCAACGGAGTCACGATCCCAGAACTACTAGCGCTAATGGATGGAGACGACATGCCGCTATCAGCTGACGATCTGGCCGCAATCGCGGATCGTACGTGGTCAGAAAAGACAGAGGATCCTGTCACTGGCGAAACCGTATCGATGCGGGAGCTGGTCAAGCGGACCAGAACTAACGCAAAACAGGCTGCAGAAAAAAAGGAATGACACGCCACGCCCGCGCCCCTGACTGGCGCGGGCGTGTCGCTCTCACGTTGGCCGCTGGCGTGTCTGTTGGCTGGTCTGTTGCTGTGATCCTTGTCGTGACGCCCTGGTCCGGTCCGCTCTCAGCGGAGGGCGCTGCGCTGTTGTCGACCGTTGGCGGAGTGATCGCGGGCGCCTGCGCCACGTACCTAGGCCAACAAAACAGGCAACCTGACATAACTACCGACACGCCGCAGGGACACGCCGCAGAATTGCCAGATCCGACAGAGCCGCCCTAGCTTGCATCTGATCGGCCGCGACCACGCGCCGACAGAACAGAAAAGGCGCCGCGCCATGGCAACAAAACCAGTACCTGAGCACGTCCCGCAGTGCTCGAACAGCGATCACGATGGCTACCCAGAGCCCGCCCGCGTGCTGATCGGCACATCTGAGCGTGGCTCTGCGGCTGTGTGGCTGTGCTATCCCTGCGCAGAGGGAAAACTGATGGCCACGCTGCGCGCTGGGCTGTCTGTGTTAGCGCAGCCCGCTTGTAAGTGTCCCGACTGTCTGCCAGTGCTAGGCGCCGCGCAGGTGCCAGCGTGAGCGCCGATGGTGAGTACGTCCCGCGTTACGTGCCGCGCCACGCGGCGCCGACAGAGGAACTAGACATCGAACAGCTGCGGATCTCATGGTCACACTGGGCGCGCGGCCACTGGCAGGCGCACCATCTGAGTCTCAGCGGCCAGGAAGTCGACGCGGCGCTAATAGAGCTGGGCGTCGACGTCGACAAGGTGCGCCATGGTCCGCCTGTCGATCTGGCCCAGATGATGGTCAGTTACTGGGCTGAGCTGTCGAGCTCAGACCGCATCCGCATCGACCTGATCCGCGTGGTCGACACGCGCGCCGCTACGCCACGACACGCACGCCAGCTGCAGCGCTGGCGTCTGCCTGACTGGCGCGCCGATGGCTGAGCGGCCACGCATGGTAGTACTGGCCGCAGACATAACTGGCCAGCCGCCTAGGCGGTATCAGTGCGCCGCCTGCGGTATTCCGCTGCGCGTGATGGGCTGGCGCGTGCCACCAGCTAACGCTGTGTGGTGCGGGCGTTGTGTGGCGCCGCTGCTCGACGCCCGCGACGCTGAGCCGCTACCGCTCGAACAAATACCCGGACAGCTCGAGCTGCCAGATGCCTAGGCGGCCGTACGTGTTCGACCCTGACGATGAGGTCGCGGCGCGCCGCTCAGCCGCTATCGATCTCGAGGAATCAGACACGTATCCGCTGGGGTCCGATGAGTGGCTGCGTTGTATGTCCTCTGCTGAGTCATGGCTGGCGCAGGCTGAGCTGATCGCAGACGCCCTAGGCACAAACAGGCGCCCGATCCCTGCGCCGCTGTTCCTGGTCTGTCCCTGCGGCGCGCTGCGCCGCCCAGCTGAGCCCTGCGCTGTGTGCGGCCAGCTGCTACCTACACACGAGAGAGTGATCACCGATGGATAAGCCCGATCTTGAGATAGGCGGCCGCTGGTGGCTGGTGCGCTGTCCTAACTGTGGCGAACAGGAACGCCTATATGCGGCCGCAGCTGTGCGGCTCACTGTGCCCAGCGACGATCCCGCATCGCTGCGGCTCACGTTCAAAGTCGCAGCGGTAGACCATGCCTGCCACCAGACCAGGATCACGGTTGACGCTAATGGCGAGATCGTCCCTGATCTGGACTCGTCGAGATCTCGTCGAGATCTCGACGAGATCTTCGACGTCGACGCAGAGCCGCAGCTATGAGCCCGGTGCGGGATCCCTGGTACCGCACAAAGGCGGCACTAGTGCTGTGTGTGTGTTACGCGTTGGGATACCTACTCGAGTGGTTGCTGACATGGCGCTAAGCGAGCTGGTTTACCGCGACGATCTGATCGAGCTGTGGCAGGGTGACAGCGCGCCGATGGTGGCCGGCCATGCCTGACAGATCTGTCGCTGCTGTGTTCACCGATCCGCCCTATGACGCGCAGACGCACAAGTACAACCGATCAACGGCTGGCGGTGGCGAGCTGGTCAAGGGCTTGCCGTTCCCTGGTCTGTCACCGGAGGCGCTGCGCGTGTCGCTGTGCGAGCTGGGGCGCGTCTCTGATCGTTGGGTAATAGCTACCCTGCCGCTGTCGGAGGCTGTGAGCCTGCAGACCGATCCGCCTAGCGGGCTGCGCGTGCTGCGTGTCGGAGTGTGGCTTAAGACAGACCCGATGCCGCAGCTGACAGGTGATCGGCCAGCTCACGGATGGGATGCGATTGTCTATATGCATCGTGTCGACACTGCGCCCCGCTGGTCTGGCGGTGGCAAGCACGGCAACTACGTGTCAAAGCTTGATCGCAGCTCAGGCCATCCGACACCTAAACCTGTCCCGATGTTGGCGGACTGGTGTCGCAGGTTCACAGAGCCCGGAGATCTGATACTCGACCCGTACGCGGGCGGGGCGCCGACACTGATCGCAGCACGCCAGACAGGGCGCCGCGCCATCGGCATCGAGCTCGACGCGGAGTACTGCGCGTCTGCTGCTAAGCGTCTGGCGGCCGCGCCGCTGTTCGCTGATCTGTGAGCCAACGATCCGCCCCGCGCCCGTTCCCGTTCCGCGTGCCGCGCGCTGTCTGGTCACAAGTCGCCAGATCGCGGCGCGGCTGTTGGCTGTGGTTAGGGGAGTGCAACGTCGATGGCTACGCCCTAGCGCGCCCGCGCGGGCGGCCAGTGTTGGCGCATCGGTATCTGTGGGCGGCCAGCGGCCGCGCCCTGCCTGCCAGCTGGGAGCTCGACCACGCCTGCCACGACTCGAGCTGTCCCGCGCTCGAGCCCTGGCAGTGTCTGCATCGGCGCTGTGTGCGCCCCTCTCACCTGCGCCCGCTCAGCCCAGAGGCGCACAGACAGCGGCACCAGCTGTTCTAGCTGTGGCGCCTAGGGCGCGCGGTCCGCCTGCCTGCAGAACGCGTCACGCCATCGGGATAGCTCAGCCGCTGGCGCGCTCAACCATGCCCAGATCCGTAACTGAGACGGATACAACGCCCGCGACCACGACCCGATCCCTAGGCGGATCGGTGTGCCGATGGGCGTCTCACTCAGCTCGAGCTCGAGCTGGCGTTAGTGGACTGGTGCCGCCAGTGTGCATAGACAAGCGGAGGGTTATGACGCGTACCAAGCTCCCTGATTCTGCTGGGGGGAGGGGGGGGGGCGTCATAGGGCGCGGGAGCTAGATGGTGTGGGTCTGCTGGTTAGGCTGGTTGGCATGGTGTGGGCTGGTAGTCAGGTGCGCAGGGCGCGGGCGTTGTGGGCTGCGCGTCTGCCTGCGCCCTGTTACCGCTGCGGTCTGCTGGTTACTGCGGCTGATAGCTGGGACGTCGAGCACGATCCGCCCCGCTCAGCTGGTGGCTCTGTCGTGGTTGGCGTGTCGCATAGCAGCTGCAACAGGGCTCACGGTGCGCGGCTGATCAACGCGGCCAGGTCGCGGCCGCTGGGCGTTCCATCTCGACGTTGGCTGTCCTATTTTTTGAAACCAGGATCGCCAGACAGCGCTCCTGGCCGTTATCTCTCCTGGAAGGGGCGTTACGCGGCCCGAACACTACAGAAACAGACAAAAACGGTTATAGGGTATGTCTGATCAGGGTGCGATCCCTGGGACCGCTGTCCGCCGTAGGCGCGGATCGGCTGTGCGCCAGCTCGAGCTCACCCTGGCCGCGTGGTCTGCTGACGATCATCTGACTGGCGCAGACAACGCTGCGACGCGTTCGACGTTGCGCGACGCTGCAGAGGCTGTTGACCACGCCCGCGCCGCTATGCGCAGCGACGCAGGGACCGCGTACTCACTGGCGCGCTGTGTAGCTACCTACTCTGAGCTGCTGCGCGCCGCTGCGCCTAGCTGGCAATCACTGGCCAGTGTCGATGTGTGGAGCGCCATCGGTGGCGACGCCCAGATACATAACTGAGCTACCGCCCGCGACGCCCAGCTACGGCAAAGCTGTCGAGCTGGTTGCTGATCGTGTGCTGCGGCGCCCGCTTATGCCATGGCAGATCCCAGCGGCGCAGCTGATCGGCGCGACAGATGGCAACGGGCGGATGCTGTTCCCGTATGTCGTGGTGCATGTCCCGCGCCGCGCAGGTAAAACAATATTGACGCTGGCGACGCTGCTGCAGCGCGCCGCTAAGCGGAAACAGACGCTGTGCTGGTACTCCGCTCAGACCCGCGACGCGGCCGCTAGCGCGTTCCGCAAAGAATGGGTGCCGCTGCTGGCCGCGTCTCCGCTGCATGGTCCGGGTTTGCGTCTGCGTAAGTCCAACGGATCGGAGGAAGTGACGATCCTGCATCATGGTGTGCCCAGCTCGAGCGTCGCGCTATACGCCCCGACAGCGACCGCGCTCCATGGCTCAGACGCGGATCTGGTGGCACAAGATGAGGGATGGGCGTTCACAGCGGACCAGGGCGCGGACATCGAATCGGGCGTTCAACCTGCGCAGCTGACACGCCCAGAGCGCCAGCTGCTGATCGTCTCCGCTGGCGGCACGGAGTACTCGACGTGGCTGCAGCACTGGATGACGTTAGCTACCGATGGTGTTCCTGGTGTGGCCATGATCGACTACGGGGCGCCAGCTGGCAGCGACCCTGACGATCCTGCAGTGTGGGCGGCTGTCCATCCCGCTGTCGGCCAGACCATAGATCTACAGGGCATCGCAGGTATGCGCGCCACCATGCCAGACGCCGAATTTCAGCGCGCAGTACTCAACATCTGGCGGCCGCAGGTCGCCAGTGTCGACCCAGTGATCCCGCCTGAGCTGTGGCTGGCGGCCGCGTCACCGGATGCGCAGCTGGCCAGCGCTGGGCTGCGTTTCGCTGTCGACGTGTCCCGCAGCGGCGCGGCTGTGTTCGCTGCTGCCAGCCGCGACGACACAGACACGATCACAGCGGAGATCATCGGCGTGGCTCACTCGACACCAGACGCGGTAAGAATGTGGCGGGAGCTGCGCGACAAGTACCGCGCCCGCTTAGTCATCGACAAGCTCAGCGGCGCCGCGACTCTGGCGGAGGCTCTGCAGCGCGCAGGGTACGCCCCGCACATCGTGACGACTGGCGAATATGCCGCAGGCTGCGCGGACACGCTGCAGCGGATCAAGCTGGGGCAGTTCCGCCACCGATCTCAGCCGCTGCTCGACAGCTCTGCAGCGTCGACCAGGGCGCGCCCTATCGGTGATCGTTGGGTCTGGGATCGTCGTACTGGCGACGCGGCGCCCGTTGTCGCTGTGTCCCTGGCCGCCTACGACACGCGCCGCGCCCGTACCAGAGCGTCATCGACAGTGCAACAGGGCTAGGCGCTGGTACCCTGCGCGTTATGGGACTGCGCGCCGCTCTGCGGCTGTCAGAGGCTGCCAGCACTGTCTCAGTTCCGCCGCTGCGCGTGTCGTCTCCATTCTCCGATCAGTCTGCGCTGCAGACGCTGGTCTGGTCTGACCTACTCGACGTCGAGCTTTTGCCTGTCGACAGGGCGGCCGCGATGTCTGTCCCTGCCATGTCTCGCTCGAGGCATCTGCTGTGCGGCTCTGGCGCGTCATGTCCGCTAGTGGCGATCCGTAACGATGTCGAGCTGGTTGGCGACGCGGCGCCAGTGTGGACCTACCGCGCCGATGGCGCCATGTCTGCGTGGCATCGGATGCTGTGGACTATTGACGATCTGATCTTTAGCGGTTTCTCGCTCTGGTCGACTGGCCGCGACAGCGAGGGAGCTGTCATTACTGCAGCGCGCGTCTCCCGCGATAGCTGGCGGTTTGCAGCGGACGGTAAGACGCTCGAGGACAACAACGGGCGGCCGCTCAGCGCGCTCGAGTACGCCTTGATCCCTGGTCCGCATGAGGGCGTTCTGTGTTTCGCTGCGCGGACTCTGCGAACAGCTCAGCGGCTCGAGCGCTCAGCTGCGCGCCACGCAGGTAACCCAGTTCCTAGCGTGGAGCTGCGTCAAGTACTCGACGTCGAGCTCACCGATGACGAAGTGAAAAAGACTGTCTCCGATTGGATCACAGCGCGCCGCTCTGAGTCTGGATCGGTGGCGTTCACTCCGTACGGGCTCGAGGCACACCAGCTAGGGGAAGTCCCAGAGGCGTTACTGATCGACGGTAGGAACGCATCCGCTGTCGACGTGGCGCGGCACGTCTCGATCCCTGCGGCCATGATCGACGCCACTAACGCGGGCGCGTCGCTCACCTATGAAACAACGCAGGGCCGTAACCGCCAGTACATCGACTACGGGCTCAGCTTGTATCTCGACTCGATCAGCGCGCGCCTGTCGATGGATGACATAACGCCACGCGGCACCAGGATCGGTTTTAAAACTAAGGAACTCACCGATCCCGCTGCGGCCGCCCCGCTCGACCCAGCTACAGGAATGGACTAACGATGTCTGTCGCGCTCACCCTGCAGGGCTCACTACTGGCCGCCAGCGAAACCGACCGGACTCTGCGTTATCTGCTGTGCCCCTATGGCGAACAGGGGCGCACCAGCCTAGGGCTTGTCACCATCGACGCTGGCACGCTCGAGCTGCCAGCAGACCCATCGGCGCTTGTATTTAATCTCGAGCATGAGCGCCGCCAGCCTGTCGGACGGGCTGTGTCCCTGGTCGACAGCGCCGCAGGGCTCGAGGCTGTTTTTAGCATCGCGCCTACTACGGCTGGTAACGATCTACTGGCCGAGGCTGCGCTGGGTCTGCGTGCTGGCGCCAGCGTCGAGCTCGAGAATGTCACGATCCGCGATGGGCGTCTGCTGACAGGGCGCCTAGTAGGCGCGGGTGCCGTGGTGGCGCCCGCATTCCCATCGGCGCTACTTGTCGCCAGCGACACAGAACTACCACCAGCAGCAGCAGTACCTACAACGGAGGAACCAGCGATGACCGCAACACTTCCCGCCCCTGTCCCAGCTGTCTTGTCTGCTGCGACCCCATCCGGGGCGCACAGCAGCGGCCGCACCTTGTCGGCCGTGGCCGCGCAATATGCCGCGTACAACAGCGGCGCCCTGTCCCGCTCTGAGCTCGAGGCTGCTCTGACAGATCTCACCTACTCAGGCAACGATGCGGCCATGCCTCCGCAGTGGCTCGGAGAGCTCTGGGATGGGATCGACTACGACCGCGACATCGTGAATGAGCTCAGTCAGGCGCCCCTGACTAGCGGCTCGCTGGGCGGCTGGAAGTGGAACCCTGTCCCTGTCGGTGGCAACTACTCAGGCAACAAAGATCCGATCATCAGCTCCCCCATCGGGATCGACCCAGTGTCACAAGGGATCGCGCGCTGGGCTGGCGGGCATGACTTCGACCGGATCTTCATCGACCTGGGCGACGCGTCAGTGATGGAATCCTATTTCCGCACCATGAGCAACGACTACGCGGAGTGGTCCAACGCGCAGGCAACGTTCGATCTGTTGACCGCAGCGGGCGCCCCGCTCGAGAATGCCGATCCGCTGGCGCTGCTGGTGTCTGTGGCCACGTCGATCAAGGGCGGGCCAACGTTCATCGCCATGTCGTCAGACTTTGCTGCGGCTCTCATGCAAACAGACGCATCGCTCCCGTTCCTGACTGGGAACCTATTGCTGTCCGGGCGCGGCGCTGTGGGCGGCTCTGGCATGTTCATCGGCCAGGAACTACCAGCCGCGACGATCCTCGCTGGGCGCCGTGAGGCTGCAACATTCTTCGAGCCTGCAGGCGTGCCGATCAAGGTGCGCGCTGTCGACCTGGCCAACGGTGGCGAGGATGGCGCCGCGTTCGGATACTGCGCGACGCTGGTCCGCAAGCCCACATCGTTCAAAGCTGGTACCACGATTGTTACTCCGTGACTCTGATACCGCCGCGTGTCGCTGCTGAGCTGGCGCAGCAGCAGCGGCGCGCGGCACCAGATCAAGATCTCGTCGAGATCTCGACGAGATCAAAGAAACAGCCGCGGCCGCGTAAGAAACAGGAAAAATTACTGTCTGACAGCCGCCGGCGCCTGCGTCGCACGATGCCCGCGGGCGGGACATCATGACCCGCCCGACAATTGCCTATCTACGCGACTACGCCGAAGGGCGCTACCTAGTAAGCGTCGACGGTAGGCATGTCGGCTACGTCGTCAAGTTATCGCCCGGTAATTGGTACGCGCCCGACGTCGACTTCACCTACGTCGCCCGCGCGTCTGGCAACTTCCCAACCCGCGCGGCCGCCGCCGCCGAATTGGCTAACGCCCTGCGCGGCGGGTCCTCATGAGGGCGCGGCGTGACAAGCGGACTACCGAAACCGGAGATCTTCCCGATGTGGCCAGCTGACGCGCCAGCCGATGAGGTTCTGGCGCGCTCCCTGTGGGCTGACGCGGCCACAATCCCAGACGCTGATCTGTTGCAGCTGCTGTCTGTGTCGTGGTCGGGTCGCTGCGCCCCGTTCCTACCGTTAGCAGTCACAGAGGGAGTCGAGCCGCCTGCAGCGCAGCTAGCGATCTACGCTCACGCAAACGTGCTCGACGCCCGCGATCTGTGGCTGTCTGCTGCGCGTGAGTCCGATCTGGTCTTTGCTGAGTCCTACGCTGTCAAAGTGGTGCCGCTGAGCTCGACTGTCCGCTCACTGTTGCGCCCCCGCAGCGGCCGTTTCAAGGTTGGCTAATGGCCAGCCCAGATGGCGCCCGCGCCACGCTCGCCGCTCACCTGGCCGCCCAGATCCCTAACGTCGATGTGTGGTCCTCTCCGCGTGCTGTGTCTCCGCAGCAGCGGGGCGCGCTGGTGATCGCTATCCGCCAGATCGTTAACGCAGACATGGCGTGCCCAGATCGGCGCGTGCTGCTCGACATCTGGGCTGTGTCCGCCATGGTTGACGACTCTGGCGCCGCAGACGATGACGTCGATCAGCTGTGCGCGTCTGTGCTCGACGCGCTCGACCTGAGCCCGCGTACCAGCTGGACTAACGCCACCAGACAGGTATGGCTCGACAAACAGGCGTGCTACCGAATAGAGAGCGAGATGCTGCTATGACTGCTGTCGGTTATGTCGTCAAGTCGATGCTTGTCGAGATCGACCAGGGCGGGAGCCCTGTCGAGTATCAGTGCGCAGTACGGGGCGTCACAGACGCGCCGACAGTGGAGACGCAGACGACCCGCGTCGCATGTCCCGATGGCGTCAAGAATGACAGCGCGCCGCCAGTGTGGACAGTCACGATTGATTACAACGTGTCCAACGTGGTCGGGTCGCTGCATCGGCTGTTGCGTGAGAATTTCGGCGCGGCCGCTGTCCTCACCATCGAGCCCTTCCCGCTCGAGGAACCAGGGATCACTGTGGTTTACAACGTGACCCTCACGCCTGCAGGCGCCGCGTACGTGGTTGGCCAGTTCGGACAGGCTCAGGTAGTTCTGCCAGTGACAGGCGCACCTGTCACGACCGATCCTGTCGTGGTCTGAGCTGTGCTGTGTTGTCTATTGCCGATGCGTCTCAGCGTGAGCGTGCCGCAGCTGCAGCGCTGCAGTCGCTGTCTCGCTCGCTGATCCGCGACATAAACAAAGCAACAGCGACCGTAGCGATCCCGCTGGTGCGCGCTGAAGTATCGGCGCGGGCGCCCAGCTCGACAGCACGCCAGATCGCCGCGTCTGCGAGGACGTCGAATTTTAAGGGCGTGCCAGGTGTTGCGTTCGGAGGCTCGAGCGCTGTGACAAGTAGCGGCGCGACTGGCCGCCAGCTGGTGCGCGGGCTCGAGCACGGATCGCGGGCGCTGCGCAGTACGACCTATCTGCGGCGCGGCCGCAGCGGCTCGACTCACAAAGTGACAAGGAACGCCCTAGCTCAGTTCCGCCCGCAGCAACCAGACCAGGGCGCGTTTATTGGCGCGGGCGCCCTGGCCGCATCTGAGGATGTGCTGGCCGCGTGGCTCGACGTTGTAGAAACCGCAGTAGTGGCCGCTTTGAATGGTGGCACCAGTGGCTAATAATCCGCGTGACGTTGTAGTCAGGTTTCTAGGCGATGTGCGCCAGTTCCTGCAGTCGACCGATCAAGTCTCCGATGCCTATGAGGACGTGGCGCGCGACGCTGATCGGACAGGTGAAAAGGGCGAACAGTCCGCCCGCGATCTAGCTAAGGCATATGAGCGGGCTGCGGACAAGATCCAACGTGACGCCCGCGACGCTGGCCGCGCCACCAGTAAGGCATATGGCGATGTGGGTAAAGAGGCTGGGAATGAGTTTGCGCAGAATCTGGGCGGGGCGATCAGCAGCGGAGATCTGTCCTCTGTCGCACAAGAAACAGCGGGCGGGCTCGCTGGGACGTTCGGCGCGGCTGGTCCGATAGGCGCGGCGCTGGCGGTGCTGGGCGGTGTTGGCGTCGCTGCGTTCGGGCGCATAAAAGAGGCTGCAGAGGACGCTAGTCAGGCTGCATCGGATGCGTTCGATCAGCTGCTCAGTAAGGCAAGCGATGAGGAAAAGCTGCGCTCGAGGCTCGAACTATATTTCGGCACCTACGAAAAAGGGCTGCAAAAGATCACAGAGCTGTCAGAGGCTACTGGGATCCCGCTCGAGGAAATTGGCGCCGCCCTGATCGCTGGCGGTGCGCCTGCCAGAGCCTTAGCGGATGAGGCTGAGCGTATGGCCGATGCGATGGGCAAGGTGCGGGGCGGTGGCAGAGTCGGTGCTGTCGTGACGCCTGCAGAGGCGTCTGACCTGCGCAAGCTGGCCAACTATCTCGACAAAGCTGCAGACGCCACAGACCGGGCTGCAGCTGCGGAGGAACGCCGCGCCCGCGCGCTGGGCGATTCTTTAGCTAAGGCCATGATGCTCAACCAGGAAACCGATGCGATCACGTTCTCCGAACGTTTCGCACAAGGGAGACGCTGATGGCGCTGGCAGTACTGGCAGAGGTCGATCTGGTGCTGCGCGCTGTGCGTCTTACCGTCTCTGGCGGTACGCCTAACTACTCAGCGCAGGCTAACCCAGCTGGCGACATCGACGCCTACACAGTGCGCAGTCTGTGGTCTGGGAGCTCGACCACGCGGATCGCTGTCGACGGAGATGCGCCGCTCAACACTGCGATCCAATATGTCGTCACAGACCGCAACGGGGCGCAGGCTGTGTCTGGCACTGTCGAAGTGCCCAGCGAGCTCCCGATCCTCTCCGATGCGACAGACCCCACAGTCGCGCTACCTGTCGTAGTGGTGTCCCAGAAACCTAATCGCTGGCAGGCGCGGTCTGTGTGGTTCGACGTGCTGGGATCGCGGGCGCCCTTCGTGTCTGTGGCGCCGATGCGTCTGCGCGCTGGCCAGCTCGAGCTACGCGCAGAAACCAGATCGGATCGGGCGGCTCTGATCGATCTGCTGGGTCTGGGTAATCCGCTCACGTTGCGCGCTGTCTGTCCCGCAGCGGTTGACGATCTGATCCTGTTACCGGAGACAGCAGAGGAACGCCTGACCATCGACACAGATCCCGCAGGGTCGACCGTGTTCGCTGTGCAATATCAGGCGGTTTCGAGGGAGCTGGGACCGTACACATCCGACCCTGGCCGCACCTACGCCCAGCTGCCAACAGAGCACGCCACGTACGCGGACATGACCATCGCCTATGTCGACTATGCGGCGCTGCTCGCAGGCGATCCGAACGCAGGTTTAGGGCTCGAGCTGCTCGCTGCTGGCACGTTCCCAGCTGGCCCGGTGGCGCCCTGGTCGACGTTCTGGACTGACTCGAGCATCCTCTGGTCTGGCAGTGCGACAGCGCTCGCTGTGGCGTCTGCGGCCGCGACGCCTGTCGCTGCTGTGTTGTGGCAGAACGCTAACCAGCCGATCCCTGCGCCTAGCACAACGATGCGCGTTACGGGGCGTGTCCGCTCAACCAGCCCAGGGACAACGGTCCGGGCCGAGATCGTCAGTAACGATCTGGCCAATCCTGCGGAGTACTTTGCGCCAGGGTCGCAGGGCTCGAGCACAGTGATCGCCGCTGGTCCCAGCTGGGCGCCGTTCGGCGTCGACGTACCCATCGCTAACGTGGCGCACCAGCAGTTCACTTTGTATTTCCGTGGTGACGGTATGGCCAGCGGCGCAGTGCTCGAGCTCGATGACCTGTCCGCTAAGTGGCGGCTCTGACATGGCTGTCGCGCCGCTTGTCACTGCGCCAGCTGAGATCCTGGCCGCGTACGGTCTGCAGATCTGGCGGCCGTTCTGCATCGCACAATTTGTTGATCCGCTGGGCAACGTAAGCCCAGATGTCGAAGTACTCGAGGGAACCCTGACGCATGACAGCCAGCGCTGGCCACGTACAACAGCTGAGCTAGTTGTGGCATCTGC